GCCAACTGTTCGACACCAGCAGGGCCGCCGTACTGAGACTTCAGACGGTTGTACTCTTCGTCGGCTGCTTCGAAACGTGTGTTAGGGCTGGTGATAGGAGCGGCGACCCCGGATCCAGGAAGAACTGGTGCAGAGGGCGCGTTTCTAATGCGATCGGGGACATAAGGACCCTGACGCTCCCCCTGCGCAAGAGCTTTTCGTGGAGCAAAAAGAGAACCTAAAGCTGCGTAAGGGCTATCGGCAACAGCTTGAGAACCTAGGAAATCTTGAAGTCCGCCGCCAACAAACCTACCTGCTGTACGAAGAGCTGAAGCAGGACCGGCACCAATTGCGCCCGCAAGTGGATCAATTGCCCAACTAGGGACTTTGTTTTTTGGTGCCACTTAACTTACAACAATTCCTTTCCTACAATATTAATACGGGTAAACAAAGTATCACCATGGAAGTCATTCAAACCTTTCCCAACGGTTCCACTATCGAATTTGGTGAAGATTGGCACGGCAATCAAGTCCACCGTGTGTGCAATGCGTCAGCTTCGATGTGCAGATACGCGGAACCGTATCACTGTGCGCTTGTATATGCCCAACAATATGAGGAATATTTCAAAAAAGTGTAGTTTTGGAGCTATTTTTTAGGTAGGGGACGTTATTGAGAAGTGTTGAGAATGACTGCAGCGCAATGGATTTGCGGTTAACGTACAAAGATGGTCATTTAAACCCGGTAATACCTTAGGGGGAGTAAGAGGGGGTTAATTTCTGTAAGTAAAAACTGTACGTAAAAAATTTGTGTACGGTTTTGAAGTACAGGAAATAACCCCCTTTTCTTTCTGTAAAAGAAATAAAGGCAAAAAACCGCCACCTTTGTACATCAAAAGTGCAACGCTCAAACCCTTGACGCCGCAATGGATTTTACATACCCTTAGGGGGTAGCGAAATTTCCCCTACCTTGGAACGCACACTGGAGCTCTTCAGCGAATACTCCCTGACACCGCAAGACCTTGCCCATTTCATCGAGGTCCAGCTCAAATTCCAGGAGACCTTCGGTCCAAAACACTGTTGGTGCCTGAAAAAAGCCCTAAAAACCGTGGTGGATGGCTTCTCTACAAGCCACTCCACGCGCCCCCTGTTTAAAGAAGTGGATGCCAAGCCCCTGGCGCTTGCCATTGTCGGCCAGTATCGGGATGAGACCAAGCCAATGATGGTGAGACGACATGAATGCAAGTCAGTCCACTGCATCAACCCAGCACACTTCTACTGGGGCACAAAGCAGGACGTGTGTTACGAACGTGGATGGCGGAAAAAAAGTAAGGTGACGCCAGAGCTTGTTCAGGAGCTGCGAAACAAGTACGATTCCGAAAAGATTTCTTTCACTGCTCTAGCAAAGTCCTATAAACTTCCCTACCATGTAGTCCGTAACATCTGCAGGTACATCAGCTATGTCTGAACAACTATCAGATACTCTTTGTCCCTGGCACAAACGCAACCATCCTGGTCACAAAGGTCAGTTTGGTTTAATGAGCCAGTGTCTGGACTGTATGGAAGAAATTGAAAAAGGAAGGTGTGAAATCGATGTAAAAAACTTCGACTTTGATACTTATTGGCAGGTTAAAAAGTTCTGGGACAAGGTAGATATTAAAGGACAAGATGAGTGTTGGAATTGGCTTGGTGCCACAAAGAAAAAAGAAACGGAAACGCAGGCTTATTTCCCTGCTCCTTTCTTTAGCGGGAAGACCCAGTCGGCTGCTCGTGTGGCGTTCTGGACATCCCGCGGATTTACGGGAAAAATGCGGATCTTTCACCAACCTGGATGCTCAATTCTGTGCTGTAACCCGCGCCATCTGAGGCTCCGGGAGGTAGAATCAGTGCCGGTTCCTGCCGAAATCTCTACAATAAACCTTAGTTATGGCAACATCTTCCAGCATGCAAGAGCAAACAACCTCCAAGGTGGACTCGAAACTTAGCCAAATCCTTCCAAGTTGCTGGCACCTACCAAATCCTAAATATGCAGGACATGTTCGAATCGGTCACGAAATTCATTTTACCGAATGGTTTGATACCAAGGAAGAAGCAGAACTGGAGCGGCGTTGTTTAGAAAAGCGTCTTAGTTATGAGCTAGTTGAAACAGTAGAAGGTGAAGGCTATTATCCGGAGCGTGCTAAACTAATTGAAGAAAAGTATCAAGCTAGTGGCCGTACAAACGGTCTTTACACTGGCCTAAACACGGAAGATGGGGCGGTTTCTGACAACACTTCCAAGTAACCTAGGTTTTTATAACTTAGGCACCGTAGAAGCATATCCTACCGGTGGCTCGGGCCCGACTGCGTACGGGCCTACTAGTTATTTTGGGAGTGATCCTCTCCCTCCTAGATTAGGTGATTCAATTAACAATCCAGCTGATCTTGGAGATCTTACTGCTATCTTTCGTTCTATTCCAATAACCAATACGCACGGGGGAAAAACACGAATCCAGTCGACATTTTTTAAATTCAATATTACAAGACACCGTGCTATTCAAGTTGTACAAAATTTTAGTCCTACTTCTTATCAAGCAAACACAAATAAAAACACAATTATTTCTTTTTATAAAGTAGAAGACGGAAACCATAGGCGTGAGCTACCTATCAATAATGAAGGTTACGTTTGTAACGTTGCCAGCATCTCAGATGGTGATTCAGATGGGGATAACGGTGGTTATCAAGCGGATTACCCAACCACTTTTCTTGATGTAGGTACTTACATAATCCTGATTACAAATGATATTAAGTTTCTTGAGACAACTTATTCATTTACTGTTAGCTCAACCCTAAACGATTGGCGATACGTGTCTGAAAGCGTTACAGAGTCAATTGATTTTGGTTCTGAGGTTGGGGGTTACGATTCTGCTCTCGATTTTGGCAGTGTTGTACAAGCTGCGGGTGCTAGGGCTGAGTATCCTTACTCTTCTACAAGCGGTTTAGGTTATACGCGGGCCGGGGTTTCACCTTGATCAAATTTCTGCTAACCTAACAAAAGCCGTCTAAAAAACATGAAAGTTGTAACGCTCCAGCAACTGGAAAAAAACTTCGATGCGATTTTAGATGACGTGGCTGACAACAAAGAGCACTACAGAATTCAGCATGAGGGTGGTGATGTCATGTTGATCCCTATTGAAAGCTATGAGGTGCTCAAGGACGTGTACACCGACTGGGTTGAAGAGCCGCAGAACATCCCTCCAGTAGAAGGATTTGATCCGCAGCAGCTACCTGTGGTGGAGTACGTTGCAGAAACAGAACTTAAAAAAGATTAAGCGTTTTTGGTGGCGCTATATCCAGGCATCCCCTCAGGGATTGTCGATCTAGCCCAAGATGGAAGTTGCATTTGTTCCTCGCTATAGGCAGGAAGCGGAGCTTGGCCCGATTTTTTCAGTGCGTCTGCATAAGCCTGTTGTGATTGAGAATAAGCGACTTGCCCAGCTTCTCTTGCTGGCGCATACTGATCAGAAACCCCAGAATTGGCACGTGTATATTTATCTCCCGTAGGTAAGGAAGATAAATAAGTTCCTGCAGCTTTCAATTTTGTATCCGCTTGCTGCAACGCAATCTGACCTGGCGTTCCAGATTGGGCGTAAAGCTGTTGTTGAGCTTCGTTTGTTTGCTGTTGAAGGCGCTTTAAAAAGTCACCAGCCATCTGGTAGGAACCCAAAGGCTGTACCGACTGATAAACCGTCGGAGGTGGCGGAGTGATGACTGTCGGCTTTGGGGCGCCCATTTTGACTACTGTTTCAACTGTACTGTTACACTGATTTTACTCGTGACAAACCCATAGAGATGTTGGATTCCAACGACGCCAAGAGGGCCGAGGATAATGACCAGCAGCAGCTCGGCAACGGTAATAGGCCTTTTCATGTTGAAGAATGTACTGATATGGATGAGTTTAACCAACTTTTGGCCATGGTGTCTACTGATGTGTTATGGAAAGTTTTGATGACAGCACAGCAACGAATGCTAGCAACGGCATTGTGGGAGGCTTGCAATTACGGAGGAAAACCAAAACCAGGTGATTTGCGACACATGGAAAAGAAAAGAATCTATGCGGAATGGGTTTTACGAATTGATCATCGCCAGCAATGGAATAAAGCGCAAAAAACCGTTAAGCTGTAGCAAAGATAAAACAACCTGATGGAACTAGAGGAGTGGCTTGAGGATCCGGTGGAGGAAGAGGAAATCTTTTTTAGTCGGTCTCCAAAACCTAAGCAATACTTAAGTTATCGGTTTAGTAACCTCAACGTCGCGGACGTGACTGTAGAAAATTATGAAGAAATGTTGATAGCGTCTTTGGCGGAGCAAGTGAGCATGTTTATTCCGCCCTCAGGTAGTTTCAAAACATCAGATCTTCAGCGCTACCTGGAACTGCTAAAGACATACGAGACTAGTACAAATGATCTAATTCTTGGCTTTTCTTTGGCAGATCAAATTAGGATTACTTTCAGTGACATGAAGCCCGCCACGATTTGCGAGAAGTTTCCAGACATTGACCTGGTTACAAAACGCCGATACCGTTGCGTAGCCGAGTACCTTATACGGCAAGGCGAACTTGCCAAAGTTAAAGATGAAAGCGGTAAGCTAGTTAAGAAGATAGGAAACATGGGTAAAGCTGTGGTTATTTACGAGCCACTAGCTAAAATCCGACAAACCCTCCAACGCTCTGGCCTCTCTGAATTTATTAAAAATGACCAACCGTCGCAAGGAACTGCTAGCGAAACTGTATCTAGCGAATCCAACTAAGGAAGAACAAATCCTGACACAGCTCACCATTGAGCGGATCTGTGCGGATATGTGTGATTTCTATGAGCGGTTCTACGCGCAAGAAGGACCTGGTGCCATGGTGTATGTGCCCAGGGCAGAAGAAGAAGCTGACACGATGTTTTATTTAACTGTTCCCCACATGATTTCAGCCCTGGATGACTTCAGGAGTAAGGAAATGGAAGGTCCAGAAGAAGTGATGCAAAAAGCCATTGCCAGGGCAGAGGCACTGGATCCTGATAAAGAAGCGCTGTTTATTATTCAGGATGAAACAAAAATGTCGCTTATTCACTACAAACGTGATGCGTCCGCTACAGGGCCGTTTATTGTTACGTGAGTAACAAACCCTGGCTGGCTAAGCACCAGTATTTATCCAGGATCAACAATGTTGTTGATGATTGGTTGACTCCTGTCGAGTACCTTCCTTATATTGATGCGCTTCTGGGTGACATTGATTTAGATCCGTGCTCTACTCACTTAGCCAACGATCAATTTTTAAGAGCAAAACAGATATACACCCTTAAAGAAGACGGGTTAAATATTGAGATTCCTTGGACTGGAGTAACTTATTTGTTTCCTCCTACTTATGGGAGATGTTCTTTTAATAAAGAACGTGGAACCTGGCGGTGGGGCCTTCGAGGTGGTGGGCCGCAATGCAAAGCACCTTCAGCAATTTGGTTTAACAGGTTAGAAAAAGAATGGAAATTAAGAAATATACCGGAAGCGCTGTTTTATACAACTAATCACGAGGTAATGCGCACGAATCTTTCTATATGGAATTATCCAGTCTGTATACCCGAAAAGCGCTGTAACTTAATTCACGGCAAGCTTTTATCCACAACTTCTGGTCCGTTCACCTGGGGATACTTTGTTTATCTTCCTCGTGCTGAATTAGGGTTTAATCAGGCCGATAAATTTATTGAAATTTTTTCTCACATTGGGAAAGTAATTTATTGATTAACCCGTTCAAGGCGGCGTTGGGCTGGGCTTCGTGGGGCACCGTACGCATTTTTAAACGAGTACGTGGTGTCTCCAGGTCCGGAAACCAGGAACCGACCATCTTCTTTACGTTCTTGCGTTAAGCTTGGGCGTTGATCCACCCTACGTTGTGCAAGAGCTTTTGCGGCAGCTCGTTTACCTGGCTCATTATCTAAGGCTCTTTTAACTCCTTGATAACGGTTGTCAACGTCGTAATCAGTGCTAGTCTGTAGGCTCATAGATCTATTCTGACAGCAGCAAACCCATGGAAGACCTGGTTAACAGTCCTTCACATTATGCGTCTGGGTCTGTGGAGTGTATTGATGCAATTGAAGCTTCTCTTACTGGAGAAGCTTTTCGTGGTTACTTAAAAGGTAATATCCAAAAATATTTATGGAGATACGAAGAGAAAGGTAATGCGCTACAAGATTTGCAAAAAGCAGAATGGTATTTGAAGCGGTTAATCGCTTCATTTGGAAAACATGGATCCTGACGAAATTCTTTACGAATACTGTCCAGAGCTTCAGCTCATTGATATGTTGGACTGGCTCCAAGATACTAAAGGTTTTTCGGTGAACCCAATCCCCCTTGCTCTTGATTCCAATAACGAAAAAAGCGACGAATAGTTTCTCCAGTTGGGTCCCATTCCAATACTTTTCGTTCTAAATACTCAATTGCTTTGATTTGATTTGGGGTTCCCATATAATTTTCACCGATATTGAGCAGACATTGCTTCATTTGGCACTTGTGTTCTGTAAATAAAGGAACTTGAACATCAGGCGCCAGGTAAGTATTGAGTTCAACTCTGCGACGTTCTTTTAAAAACGGGGCAGCATGTCGGTAAGCGGGATTAATATATGGGCTCCACTCTTTAATGATGGCGTTCTTGCTGGCACGGTTATTGATCAATTCCAAAAGAGCGCATTCTTTAAAAACTGCCAATCCAACACTGTGGGCGTAGCTCAAGATAGCCGCACGTTTTTTAGGGTTGGTGGGCATGGCAACGTAGTGTGCCACTTTAGGTGCAAATTCCTCTAAATCTCGAACAAGCTGCTCATCAATTTCTTTTTGGGTTGCCCTGGAGAACATGCCAACCCAAGACTTACCAAGGCGTTTGCTGCCATAACCGATCCTCCATTCGCCGTGTTCAGTTTTATACGCAGCAAAACGGCCAAAACCGCAGTGGGTTCTGGCCGGAGTGTAAAGCTGTATAAGCTTTACGGCAGTGTCGTTAAGAAAAAGGCTTTGGTATTTCTTAGGGGACAACTACGCTGCCAACGTACGACGCCTCACTATAATCGTCAAACGCCATAATCACAACATAATCTTTTGCAGCGTTTGTAACGGTTACTGCAACAGCACCTTTGCCCTTACCAGCTTTTGCAATGTCAAAGTATTTGTAATAACCAGTTGGTGCGGAACCTGCTGTATAAGAATCTTCTTGAAAAATCTCAATAGTCAGCAGAGCAGCACTTTTATCGATCTTAACAATGA